AAACAGATTCTGAAGAACCAAGAAACTATAATAAGTTTATCTAAGAAGTCTGCAGGTGATAAAAAGAGTGACTTTGAAAAGGCGGGTGGTGATAAGAAGAAAGAAAGCCAGATTAAAAAAGGTATTGGAACTATATTGCTTATTGCAGTTGCTGTACTTGCCATAGGAATGGCATTTAAACTTGTTGGTAAAATTGATTTTCTATCGGTTGTAGGTTTAGGATTAGCCATGTTGATAATGTCTGAGGCGTTTGTAAAAATAGCCAAAACAAAAATGACTATAAAAGAGGCTGCTATTGCATCACTTGCAATGGTTATGATGGCAATTGCCGTTACTCTTTCATCATGGGTATTAAAAATGATTAGTCCAATCGGAATAGCACAGTTACTAACGGGTATTGCAATAACTGCAATGTTTTATATTATGGCTCCTAAATTCGCGATGTTATTGAATGCTGTTAATAATAGCTTCAAAAAAGTGAGTTATGCAGACATAATCAAAGTTACTGTAATCTTAGTTGCTATGTCTGTGGCGATAACTCTTTCATCATGGGTATTGAGATTAATCACACCATTGAGTCTTGGACAGATTATAACGGGTATTGGTATAACCGTGATGTTCTATGTTGTGTCTAACTTTTTACCTAAGCTTGCCATTTCGGTAATCGCGGTTAGTAAAATAATGAGTAAAAAAGACTTGGCGTTGTTGCCAATCATGTTGGTTGCATTTTCTATTGCGATAACACTTTCGTCATGGATATTGAGAATGATTGCACCAATGTCGTTTGGACAAATAATAACAGGGATTGCAATAACTGCGATGTTCTGGATTGTATCTAACTTCTTGCCTAAGCTTGCACTTGCTGTAATCGCGGTTAGTAAAATAATGAGTAAAAAGGACTTAGTTTTACTACCACTTATGATGGTTGCATTTTCTATCGCGATTATGCTTTCTTCTTTAATATTAAAATTGATTCAACCACTATCGTTTGGTCAGATAATAACAACAATAGTTGTTACTGCAGTATTTTGGGCAATTTCGATGTTTTTAACAGATATCGCAATTGGTGTTATAATGGTTGATAAAATATTGGGTAAAAATAAAATATGGATGATTCCATTGGTTTATGTTGCGATATCTGCTGCCATAATGGTTGCCGGTTTCCTTTTCTCGATGACTCCAGAATTGGGTTGGAAACAAATGGTTGGTATTCTATTGATTGGTTTGATATTTGCTGGATTGGCTTATGTTATGCCTGATATGGCGATTGGTCTTGTTATCATGGAGAAGGCCTTGGGTAAAGGTAAAATGTGGTTGATTCCTTTGGTTTATGTTGCGATTGCTGCTGCCATAATGGTTTCGTCTCACATTCTTAATGCTAGTGCTGAAATACCTTGGATGAAGCTACTTAACATATTGGTATTCTCTGTTGTATTAGTGATTGCAGTTGCTTTAATCGGATTACTATCTTTACTTTTAGTCAAAGTTATTGGATTAACCACTATACTAAAAGGATCTCTTTGTATTGTGGCTATAGCCACTTCAATAATGTTGGCATCATGGCTTCTTACTAAGGGTAGTTATAAAAAATATCCTGATTGGAAATGGGTACTTTTTGCAGCATTGGCAATTGTGGTATTTGGTTTAATAGGATGGTTATTGATGAAGATTGGTAGTCTCAGTACGTATATAAAGGGTGGTATTGCCATATTGGCGGTTGCTACTACTATTATGTTGACTTCGCATATAATAAATGCTGGAAACTATAAAAAATATCCTAAACTGGCTTGGTCTCTAGGTGTTGGTGCTGCATTGTTGGCATTTGGTTTGGCTGCGGTTGGATTGGGGTTAGTGATGATGTTTGATGGTGGTTTATCTCTTTTATTAGGTTCTCTTGGTATTTTAGGAGTATCTGCAACTATAGTTGCTGCCTCACACATACTTGCTCAGGGTAAATATGGTAAATTTCCTTCACTTGGATGGTCTGTTTCTGTTGGTTTAGCATTGGCTGCCTTTGGTGGTGGAATGGTTCTTTTGGGTGGTCTTATAATAGCATCTTTTGGTATTGGTGGTCTTATGCTTGCAGCAGGTGCTAAGGCTGTTTTGAAGGTCGCAGAAACTATAGTAAAGTCATCACACATATTAGCCAAAGGAAATTGGAAAAAGGGTCCTACGGTTGAATGGGCATCGGGAGTTGCAATTGCACTTGGTGCTTTTGCACCAATCTATAGTATGTTGTTGGAAAACGCACCTGGACTTTTCAGTGCGGGTGGTGGTGTTGGTCCAGACGATTTTGCAAGGGCCATAGTAACCGTTAGTAAGGGTATAATGACTGCAGCGGCTGAATTCGCCTCTCCTAAGAATAAAAGTGTTTGGAAAGGTGGACCTACACAAGCTTGGGCGACTGGTGTTGGTATAGCATTAGGTGCATTCGCCCCAGTTTATATGATGTTGCTTAACAATGCACCTGGTATATTCAGTAAGGGTGGTGGTGTCGGACCTGAAGATTTTGCAAAGGCAGTTATGACGGTTTCTAGAGGTATAATAGCAGCTGCTGGAGTATTTGCGTTAAATACCGCACAATTCGAAGAAGGTAAATATCCTTCTGTTAAATGGGGTCAAGGTGTAGGTGCTGCACTTAATGCCTTTGCTCCTGTATTTACCGCGTTGAGTAAAGATACTGGTTGGTTTACATCGGGTGATGAGGTTATAACCAACATGGTAAGTGGTGTCATTAGACTAGCGGGTGCCATCGTCACAGTTGCACAAATATTCGAATGGGCTAAGATGAAGTGGGATTCAGCTCCTAGTAAAAATTGGTCATGGAATGTCGGAGTTGCCGTTAGGTCATATGCAAAATTGGCTTCTGATATAAGTAAAAATACGGACTTTTTTGGTATAGGATTGTCTTTGCCTGTTAAAATCGTATCTTCAATTATTTCTGTAGGACATATTATACAAAAAAACAAAAAGGCACTAACAAGTTATTTGAATCCTGCATTTGTGCCTATTTTGGCAGTAAGTGTTAGGGGTTATGTTAGGTTAACTGACTTTGTTGCAAAAAGTGCTGGTATGTTAATGAACGAAAGTGGTGTTAGAACCGTTGCTGTTCAGATGGCCACTACTGCCAAAATATTAGAAAAAAACAAAAAGTATTTCTCTTATTTGATTCCGAGAAACTTTATAGCCAATTTGGCACCTAACTTATTAGGGTATGCTACAATGGCAAGGGCTTTGGAGAAGATGATGACGATTACCGAAAAGAAATTCATACCTTTAAGTGCATTGGGTGGAACCGACGTTAGTTATAAGACTACTAGACCTGCAGATATTTCTATTGTCAATAGAGTTGCTGCACAGATGTCTTTGACTGCAGCTATTATTGGTAAGAATGCTAAATATTTCAATACTAAAATAGATCCTAACTTCATGAAATCGGTAGGGTCAAATCTTTTCTATTATATGACTATTGCTAAAAAACTACAATCACAACAAAGTTTTGGATCTATGATAAAAAGTGCTTTTGGTCTTGATCCTATGAGTCAAATGGCAAATGGTATGATTAAACTTGCCAAAGGATATGATAGTCTTGCATCTTCCATAAAAAAGATGGGTTCTGCAATGAGCCAAATCAACGACAAGAAGCTTTCACAGATGGAAAGAATGGCTAGACTGGGTAGAAGTCAGAACCAAAGTAAAGGATTCTTAGGTTCTCTTGGTGAGGCTGCTGGTTCTGTTGTTGGTGCTGTGGGTGGACTTGTTGGTGGTGCTCTCAATATGGTTACTCCTGGTGGTGGTCCTGGATCTAAATCAAGTAGTAGAGAAAAGGAAAAAGTTGGTAAATATGGTAATGTTAACAAACAGAATGATATGATTATAGAACTACTTATGGAATTGAATAGTAAGATTGGTGCAGGTTCAAATATCGATACTGCTATGTTGAAAAAGTTGAACGAGAAAAAAGATTCTAAACTTCAGTAAACAATTTGATTGTTATTCATATAATAGATATGAATAAAAATGTTTCCATCTTTAAAAAGATTAGACTTTTCTCTTTTTATAAAAAAGTTATCAAAGAAAATAGTGAAGAGCTTGAGAGAAACTTTGGCCTTAGAGTTGATAAGGCACAAAGGTTATATACCGTTCTAAACATTCCTGAAGAAATAATAGGAGAGTCTTTTTCTCTTAAAAAATCTGATATCGATCGTATATCAGAAAACTATATAAAAGAGTATAACACCGAAGTAAACCGTATATTAAATGCAAAGGGACTTGGAGAGCTTTTTGGTCTTTATGAGGTTAAAAAGGTTGATAAGTACTCATATTTGGTGGTTATCGGATATTCACTTTTCAAAAGTAATGAGTATTATAATAAACTATATTGGAGAGTATATCCTATTATTGGGATAGTATCAATCATTACTACAATTTTACTACTTGTTTAGTAAACTTTTAATCAAAAATGTATTATAAATAAAAATTCAAAATATAAAAATTATGGCAAAAGAAACAGCAGAAGCATTCTATGAGTTAGATGAGACAACAGAAGAGCTTTTTATGGATGTCTTCAACAAGAAGTCGTTTCCGGTTAATGTTAACTTTCAATTTATTGGGAGCTCTAAACAAAAGCAATTGATAAAAGTAGCTAAAATCGCGGATGATTTTGCCTTTGTTCTTAAAAAAGAACTTAAAGTTATCATCAATGAAGATCTTTTAAACGTATTTGATGAAGAGTCTATAACTATTCTTATCGAGCAAGAGATTGATAAAATCAATATCAATATGGAAAGTGGTAAGATTAAGTTGGTAGGAACAGATTTAAACACATTTTCTTCTATTGTAAACAAATATGGTGTTGAGAAAGTAGCAAGAGCTAACAAAGTTGAAGAACTTTATAGTGAACAACAAAAAGATGCTAAGACAGACGAAGAATTTATTATCTAATCATGAGTATTATAACTAAAAAATACGTATCTGCGCTTCAAAAAAGATACGAAGCTGAGATGGCTGAGGCAGAAGCAAACATAGCACTTTATCTATCTGGTCATAATCTTGCAGCAATCGGAGAGCACTCTGATTTGATGGAAGAACAAGATAAGTGGATCGAAAAATATACGAATGCTAAAGATAAATTGGAAACTTTAAAATCTTTGGATTTGAATGATTCGGATTTAGATAAAAAGTCGGAAAGAATTAACAGCTAGGCTGTACAAAAATAAAAACAAAAATATGTCAAATATTGAAACAAACGTAGTAAAACCAGAGATTAAATTCTTTGAAAATAACACTGAGAATTTAGTTATTGATCCTATCAATGAAGTTATTTTAGATAGTAAAATCAAATCTATCGAAGACTATATGGTCAACAATGATGGAACTAATAAAAGTGATGAAGAAAAAGATAATCTTTATAAAGTATCACAAGGATTTTGGAAAGAGTATACTGATGCTTTAAGAGATGCTAAATACAACTTCCATCTTAATAGAGTTCAATGGAAATTCTTAACAGATTTAATCTTACAAAAATTAGAGTATGATGTAAACACTGTTTTCTTCGCAATCGAATTAACTGAGTTATTGGGAACAATGAGAGATGTTAAATATACAAACGATGATGAGTTAATCGCTTTCCCTGTTAATGCAACAGAAATCACTTACATCTACCATTTAATATCAAAACATAAAGTTAAAGGTCTTACTAAAGATTCTTATACATTCTCTAAAGTTTTGATGAGAATAGGAACTATTAGTAAACTTTTCAACTATTACGATTCTTATGCAAAAAGTTTATCTACAGATATCCAGGATTGGGTTGCTTCTTTTGAAGAAGGTATCATTGCAGAAGGTGTTGAGAAAAAGAAAAGAAAATCAGAAACAGTTGAAGCTACGGTAATCGAACCAAGTTCAAACAACTAATCATTGATTTAGTTTAATAAAAAAGCCTTTAGATTTTCTAAAGGCTTTTCTTTTAATATACTGGCTCAATCGGAGTAAATGGTCCGATTATGTCTCTCATTCCTGAAGAATCAACTAAATCTTTTATTCCACGTATTTCGTAGTTTTTTCTGTCTCTATAAACTGCCCCATATCCATTTTCTGAAGATATCTCTATTACAATGAATGGATCTATGTTAGAATCTAACGCAAAGTTGAATGGTGCTATTATTGGTGTTTTATGTGGACCATTTTCTTTCATAGAAATAATAGAATGTGTTGCACCGACTTTTGGTGGTGGAAGTATTCTTCTATATTCGTCTATTGTCTGTACCGGTTCTAAATCTATTTCTAACCACTCTGTTATATTCAACCAATTTTGGTCATCTCCTTGGTCTAATACCGGTGGTATTGCAGAATAAGTTGCACCAAGTCCACTATAAACAAACATCTCTCTATTATATTTTACTATGTTTGTTACTCCATATGTTCCATTTGCATCCCAATCTTCCACATCTTCATTTTTTCTTGGACTTTTAACCTTATTGTTGTCTTGTGCAGACTCATATATCTTTCCATAATAAGTTACTTTATCACCTTTCATATAGTTTGTAAATGGTGCCCATTCTTTATATGTTTTATATGTTCTAATCTTTATAGTAAAGTATTCTGGTAGAACCATATTTTCTTTAAACTCATAATATGGTCTTGGTGGTGGAACTAAACCTGTTGGATTTTTGTCTGCACCTACTCCATCTACTATAGTATAGAAGTCTAATACACAGTTGTAGACGGTAGATCCACTATTAACCGGCATCAAATAAGCTTCGTTTAGTTTAAATGATATTGGTGTCATACTTTCTCTTATGTTGACTATTCTCATATCATGAACTCTATGAGTAATCTGTGTACCACCTGTAAAGTAAGCTCTTCCTGTTATGTCTAGTATTTTGTGAGTTAGTGGAATTATATTACTTTTCAACCAGAATTTTAATCCTTGTAGTTTTATCGTTATATCATCTATACTATATCCAAGTAAATTGTTTCCTTCTTTGTCTGTTATAAAGTATGTTAGATTGAATAGGTTTGTCTCTTCAAAGTTCTCGTTTGGAAAAGTATGCTTTACAAAGTCGTTTTCTGTCCATCCTTCCACAGAGTTGTCAAATATATCTGGTATTTCTACTTTGAATAGTTTTAAAAAGTTTTCTGAAGTAGTATTTATATTTCTATAGTATTCGTTTAGTTGTAAATCGTTGTATCCAAAGAAGTTTATTGCGTTTATTATGGATTTGTATGATCCAATATAAGGATATATCAAATGCTTCATCATCAAAAGTTCTTTTCTCTTCATGTTTAAGAAGTTCCAATCTACACCACCTTCTAATATGTCATAATCTTTAAATATGAATATCTCATTATGACCTATATTTTTTCCTACATTTCCTAATTCTATTTTGAATCTTGGATCTTCTATTTCAGTCTGTCCTATTGTTTTAAATCTAGCAATCTCTCTATCTGTAACAAATAAAGTTGTTTTTAGGTATGTAGTTGTTCCTGATTTTGGATAGTCGGTTATTACAGTTTTTTCACTTTCAAAGAAGTCTAAATCTATGTTAAAGAAATCTACTATTATAGTTTTGTTGTAGATTTCTGATATCTTAACTACATATCCACTATTTGTTGATATGTACTGATTTTTAGTATTTGTTATATCCTTTATTTCGATTCCTAAATATTGTCCTACTTTCAAACCTTTACCTATAAAAGTCTCTTCTGACATCATGTTGAGTTTTATTTGTCCTCTTTTGTATCCGTCTGAAGTAAGTGTGTCAAATGATATAATAGTGTCATTTGTAGGAGTACTGGTGATACTAAACTCTACTTCTTCTCTTTTATAAAGTTGTAAAAATGAACTATATGCACCTTCTTCGGGTGCTTTAAATCCTAAGAATAGTTGAAGTGGTGTTGGCTCTGTAGAAACATCATCTTGGTCATCTATGTAACTAAGTTCATATTCAACACTATCAAAAACGATTTGTTGATATTCAGGTAAATCCACTTTGTTTATGTCTCTGTTAGGATATTTGTTTAAAGGAACATCTTTGAATGGTTTTGGTCCTTTATATGTATAAGGACCTGTCTTTTCAAGTTGCTCTCCGCTCAAATCATATATGAAGAATTCTGGATTTTCATCTGTCAACCATCTCCAATAGTATTTTACTGCAACATCACCTTCAAAGTTTTCTCTTGGTCTTCTGACACATTCATATGCCTTTACCCAAAGTTCTGTTGGTTTTACGTAATTTGGATTTAAAGTACCAAATTGTCCTTCGTCTATCGAACTTCCTGTTACTCCAATTATGTCAACTATACTATTTACGGTTGGTTTTATTACAAAAACATTTGCCATCGATGGTTGTAAAGTCCATATAGATTTGTCTTCTGGGTTGTATAGTATTCTTTTACTTATGGCTGGCGTCGTTTCTGTATGAACCACTACTCCATTTGCAGAATCCACAACACAAACTGTGCTTGTTGTATCCGATGCTAAATATACACCACCATCATATTGGTTTAGTGCCATTCTACCATATATTGATGGATTTCTATCTATGTTTATGGTATTGTCTGTAAGATTCAAAGATCTGAATCTAAAAGTCTTGTCAGAAACGTTCATCTCGCCTGTAAGGTTGTTGTAAATTACATCCACAAACTCACTCATGGTCATTCCTGGTACTGATGCAGTCAGTCCATTATCTATTCTCCAAAGTTGTGCATCTGCATAAACATATACAGATTCGTTTACTGGTTCATAGAATATAGAAGATTGTGCAAGATCAGGAATATTGTAAGATGTTTGTATATCTCTCGTTGCACCATTTACTCTAATCAATAAATCTGCGTCGGTAGTTATGTATATGTCTTTTTCAAACTCGTTGTATACCATTTTCCCTGTTTTTGTGTCTGTAGGTGATGGTGTTGTGAGATTTGTTATTAAAACGTTTTTATAACTGAATATTGATATTGTCGGGCTATTTTCGTAAGTAACGTAGATATCACCGTTGTCTGTGTTTATCAACATGTCCGCTGCCGTGTTGGTTAATGTTATAGATGTTACTATTATGTTTAATACAGGATCGACAACCCATAATTTGGTTTTTGATAGACAATATAGGAAGCTATTGAAAGTATTGAATTCTATCTCTATACTATCAGTGTTTCCTGTAAGATATATTGTAGATAGATATACTCCGGTATATGCATCCATTGCACTAAGATTGTCTCCTAACACAAAAACAGAGTTGGATAGCTGTATGTATTTCATATCAATAAGATTTGAAACTCCAGGCTGTCCACTTATGTTATAGTTTATTGTTTCGTAGTCGTTGAAGTTATAGTTTACACCAAACATCTCTTGATTATGTTGTATAGGGTTGAATGGCCCTCCTTGTCCTGTTGGTCCTACCGCAGGATCACACGTAGTCTGTCCAAATCCTATAGTGAATGCTAAAGTTATGAATCCAGATGATCTACAAGGTGCACTTTCTAATCCCCAGAAAGGTCCTTGGTAGTTAAGACTCATAATCTTTGGATCAACACTAAGAAGATTATATTTTACGTCTTGTAAAGGATGAGGTGTACTATTTACACCAATTACTCTTCCTGTTCCAAACCCCGCATCTTCAAAAGATGAATTTGCATCGGATTTTATTAGTCTTACTTCATTTCCAGTAACAATAGTTCCTTTGTTTCCTTTAATCTTTTTAGTTATCACATAGTCTGTCTGACCAGGTAGCATAATCTTACCGGTCTTTATGGTATAGTCAAGTCTTCTGTCTGTTCTTTTGACATCAAACTTCAATAGATTATTTATACTTTTAACTATTATTCCGTATGTTTCTAATACTGGAGCATGTTCTTCTGTCCATGCTACCAATGTTGCGGGAATATCCGGTAATTTCACGGTTGCGGTTGATGATGTTGATGATACGGTCGCACCTGTGTTGTCAAGGAAGGTTCCGTATATTGTCTGCATCTCATATGGTTTGCTGTTTATTGTAAACGATAGATTTCCACCTATTTCATTGAATAAAACTTTAGAGTGTTCTATATGATAATCTGCGGTTGTTCCTACTTCTATTCGATTTATTTCTATAGGTATGTTAGGATATTCCGATCTTATTACAATGGCGTTGTAGAATGGTGAAACATAACTTCCTAAGTATTCTAAATCTGCTGTGATTCCTAATGCACGAAGTCTGACAAAGTTTCTAGATAACCAGTTTCTTAGAGTTCTATCTATAGTTCTTTGCATATCTGGTGCCGCACCTGAATATATCCAAGCCACTTCTTCTTCATATACTTGTTTGTTGATTACTAACTTTATTCCAAACTCATCTATATCTGTAAAGACTATATTATATTTGTAGTTTTCTGAGTAGTCGTAGTTTAACTCTTGTGTGAACTTTTCTTTTATCTCAATAAGTCTTTCATTAGTTTGAAATTGCTTACCTATCAAATAAGAGCTACAATTTGCGACCTCTGTATCGTATAGATTTGATAGAAACAAATAGTTATTTGATGGTATAGAACTCGATGATGATAAATCTGGTGGCATCGAAAAAAGTTCTATTGCTTTTCTAATGATGAATGCTTCTCTATCTCCTAAATTTGCCAAACATGTACTTACGGTCTCTGTGTGGTAGAAATTAACTTCTGCATACTTACTTGGATACATCAAATCTGCTTTCAGTACTCCCTTATTTAAGTATAAATCTATATTTAATGAACTAAAATCGTCTTTATATTTTTCTGCAGCCATTGCTAATGTAACAGAACTACTTTGTGTATATCCCTGTTCAAAATATAGTCTATCTGTTGTTAAATAGATTTGACAATTGTTTACTATTTCATCAGTAAGTACTTGATCAACTGAAATATATGTTGGTTTTCCCCAATACTCTTTTGAGTTGGCGGGAGTGACAAATTGTGTGTTTACATTTGAATAGTCTTGTGTGTATGCCTTTATACATTGGTATACGTTGTTGTTATATAAAACCTGAGACTTTTCTGTATACACAACAAGTTCTGTTATGTTAGCAAAGTTGGGTACGTTACTAACTGTAAGAAAGTTTGTATTTAATGTAGATCCAATTATTTTAAACTCTCTACCCGATTTTAATATTTTTGGAAATGCATTCAGATTTTTGAATGTTATTCTACCATTTGCAATGGTTATTCCTCCGTCGTATATTTTAGGAACATCGGTTTTAGATATAAGTTCAATAAGAAGATTTTTATCAGTCTCAATATTTTTAAGGTAGTATTCAAAATGTACTGCATCAGTCACTTCGTTTTCTTTAACTGTATAGACACCATCATTTTTTTCACTATTTACTATATTTAGTTTTTTACCTGCGTAGTATTTGTCGTAAAAGTTTGGTTCGTTCCATTCCGAAAGGTTGTTTTTGTAGTCTGCGTCTATATAGTTGTATATTCCTAAGAGATTTGAACCTCTAAGTGTTACATCTTTTATCGATCCATTTGTGTATTCGACATAGTACATTGATTCAAACGTCGCGTTATCTACGTCTGTTAGTATCATTACTGCACCTTTTTTAGAACCGATTACTGCATAAGTCTTTTTAGTATCTTGAAACTCCAAAAACTCACTATCAAACATTATAAAAGTTCCAATAGGGAAAAATCTTTCAAAATCCACACCGTATATCCATTTAGAATAGAAGCTTGGATCATTATTTACAGGTTCTATTGCAGCCATAGAAAATGTTCCTAATCTTGCTCCATAGAAGTGCATTCCCCATTCGTTGAATATCTGAAACTTACTTAGAGTTAAATCTCCAGAAACTGCATATTCAAATGCCGGAAGATATTCCATTGTATATAGACCAATTGTCTTATAGATGTCTGATGAACTTTGGTGAAAAAGTAAATCTCCTTCGAATCTATCGACAGTGTTGTTGTACTTTATGTTTAGGTAATCGCCTTCCTTATTGAAGAAAACTAAGCTTTTATGGTTAGACATTTATATTGAATACTTTTTGATATATATTAAAAATGTGTTTCTTGATAATAATATATAGAGTATAAAAATCTTAAATAAATTATGGCCAAAATAGATAAAGTGGAAAAATTCTTAAAAGAAGAAAAACCAAAGAAAATAAAAAATCTTGAAGTAGGTTTTGACATAGATTCTTTTGAAAAAGAAGAAGATACGGATACTCTTGGATTTAGATCAGAGTTTGAACCAATCGCTAAAGGTAAAGAAAAAACTCTTAAAAAAGAAATACAAGTTACTACACCAGGATTAAAAAAATCTATCAAAAAGTTTGAGGATTTCAAGATTTCTATTTCTATTGATGAAGTAGAACCAGAAGAAGGTGTTCTTATGGGTGGTTTAACACCTAATGATGATGAAACTTGTTCAGATTGTGAATCTAATCCATGTGGGTGTGGATGTTCTGATTGTGATTGTGATCCTTGCGAATGTGGTGTTGGTGAAGAAGATGTTGCAAAGTTTTCTAACTTTAATGATGTCATTGGAGACTTATTTTCAGAGAGTTTAAAGTATCATTTGAAAAATAATAAACCAATCACTGAAAACATATTTAGACCAGGTTCTGAGGCTTTCTATGATGTTCTTAAAGAAGCTAGAACACATTTTGATTCTAATAGAGTAAATCTAACGGGATTGGATAAAGATTTGTTTGAGTCTACTGAAATAGGAAAGTTTGCTAAGTTCAATGGTGAGATAGTTCCTTTGGATCTTCCAATGGAAACGATTGAAGAAATGAATGAGGCCGAATACAAAGGTAGAGAAGTTGAGTTGAATCATCCAATGAGAGGTGGTACTAAGAAGTATCATGTTTATGTTAAGAATCCTAAAACAGGTAATGTTAAAAAGATTGCGTTTGGTGATGTTCACGGTGGATTGACCGCAAAGGTTAGTGATCCTAAGGCTAGAAAGTCTTTTGCTGCTAGGCACAAATGTGATATGAAGAAAGATAAGACTAAGGCCGGATATTGGGCTTGTAGAATAAACAAATACGGACATCTTTGGGGTGGAAAAACTTATCCTGGATACTGGTAAAATATGACACTTCCATATAAAGAAACTAAAATAAGTGATAATACATTTATCAGAGAATTTAGTCAAGATACTGACTCTGGTGAGTTTATGTGGCATCGTGATAGGGAAGATAGAATAATCGAATCTATCGACGAAACTGATTGGATGGTGCAGATAGACAACGAACTACCAAAGAAGATAGAAGGTGAAGTTTTTATACCGATGGGTATTTATCATCGGTTGATAAAGGGAACTAACAATCTTAAAGTAAAGGTAATAAAGTTAAAAAAATGATTTTTTTTTTAATATATACTCTATAAAAAAATACTAAATATGAAACACTTAAAAAAATTTAATGAAGGATTCTTTTCGAATCTTTTTAAAGGAAAAGAAGATGAAACACCAGTAACTCCTGAAGAAGTTAAATCAAAATCAACATCAGGTTCGGCTTTTGATAGAGATGAATTAAAAATTGAAGCGGAAGAAAAATTTAATTCTCTAGTAAAAGAATTAGATAGTAAGTTAAGAAATACAACTGAAAATTATATTGAAGTAAAACAAAATCCTGCCTTTAAAACCAAAAGTACAAAATCGGTAAACTCTTTTTTATTGAAAATGATTGAAGATCATTATACACAAAGAGGATTTATAACCAATAGATCGTATGATGGTAGAGATAATGCTAAACATGATTGGTTTAGAATAATCGCTGACTAAACAATACTAAAATAAAGTAATAAAAAAACCACTCTAATGAGTGGTTTTCTTTTTTAGTCAATCTTTGACTTATAGTTTTCGTTGTAGAGTCTGATTACTTCGTCATACTCGCTTAGTATTCCATCTTTGAAATCAGAGTTCTCATATTTCTGTCTATCAATATATTCTCTGATATAAGTTTCATATTCAAGCTTTATAGAGATGTCCATAGATTCTTCATCTATCTCAACTGCTTCTGAGATAATATCTTCTCCATCTTCATTCTTTTGTACTATGTCGTCTATATACTCAACAGATGCGAAATTACCTTTCTCTAACATCATTTCAAGCTTTCTACGAAGCTTTCTATTATTGATAAGTAGATTGTTTGATATGGCTAAATCTATGTAGTCCTTCGTGTCCTTAATCTCATCTAATCTATCAATATCCTCTTCAGTTATTACTCTGAACTTTCTGAATACTGGTGAGTAGTTGTTTGCATGAAAAGATACTTCATTTGTATCTAAATCTAATATAGTGATTCCTTTTTGGTCTCCCGTATCGTTTCTATCCATTTGGTACAAAGACCCTATGAATCTAAAATTTTTGTTCTGTTGAACAAGATGAATATGGCCCGAAAATACATCTTTGTATCCACTAAAGTTCTCTACATCAATCTTATCTGCGTTTCTATGTGCAACAGAGTTTAGGTGCATTTTACAACCATTTAAGTCTGAGTGGCAAAATAGATAGTCTCCTGGATTACTACCAAGTTCTTTAATCATATCGAGTCTTTTCTCTACCCATGGTATTAGAACAAGCTTTTGATTGTTTACTTCGATTGTGGTAGTTTTTTCATATACGGTTATGTTTTTGTTCATATAACTGAACAATCTAACAGAGTTGACTTCGTTTGATCCTTTGTTAAATAAATCGTGGTTTCCAACCATTATATGAATTGGTATAATATCAGAGATATCTTTAAGTATTTTTTCCACTTTATTTGATATGTTTATAGGAATGGATGTTCTATTATCGAATAAATCACCTAAGTGAATCAGTATGTCACCAGGCTTCGCGTTTTCTTTTAGATAGGGGATTACATAGTTATAGAATGTTGATTCCATCATATTCATCCATTTATCTAGGTTGTTTAGATAGATACCAAAATGGGTATCTGTTATCATATATACTTTCATTGAAAATGATAATTTTTTGTATGATTTATATGATTTTTATGTATTTAAGTTTAAATAAGTGAAAATGGAAAAAAATTGCTTTTTTAATATAATATATACATTATAGTTAAGCCTTTAAAAAAACAGAAGGTAAAAAAATATTAATATATACATTATAATTGTTTACCAATTACATAAAAAATAAATAAAAAAAATATGCCATTACCACATTATACGCAGATTTCCAATGTTGGTTCTCCAGGTGGACCTGGAACACTACCAGATGAAGTAGTATACCTAAACTTGTTTGAGGTAACATTCGTGTTACCAGTTATCTTACAGGCACAAAAAAGAGATGCTCTTTTATTGTTAGAAAACGCTACTAAAATAAGTTTAGCAAACTTAACAGAGTTTGATACTGCTGCCAAAGAGCAAAGATTCAAATACTCTACAAGAGTTTTTCAAACAACTCCTACTAAGACTAGTGGTACGTTGGCAATACCTTTCCAGGTAAATGTTAATAACAATGGTTCTATGGAAGTTTGGAATACTTTGAAAGCTTGGTATGACTTACTTTTTAACTCTCAAAATGGTTCTCTTCACTACAAAAGTGATATGATTGGAACTATTATCGTAAATCAACATGATAAAAAGGGTGTTGTATTGAGAAGGGTTACTTTCCAAAACTGTCAAATGTCGAAACTTGCAGGTTACGAACTTGATTGGGCATCAAATGATATCATTCCAACAGTTAGTGCTGATTTTGTATATGATTACTTCATTGATGAATACATTGACTCAGGATTCTCTATTAATCCTCCACTTATTTCAGGATATTAATACTAAATATAAAAACCCACTCAATCGAGTGGGTTTTTTTATGTCTATTTTTATAACTAAAAAACCCACTCAAAATTTGAGTGGGTTTTTCTATTAGAATTTTGGCATGCTTATATTGCTTGTCATACTCGATGCGTTCTTCATCATCGAACCTGTATCTGGCATTCCTTTTTGTTGCTCTCCTTCGTCTTTCTTTCTTTGATTGTCTTCTTCTTCGACAATTTCGTTAACAAGTTTGATGTTTTCTTCAAACATCCAGAAAGGCCAATCATCCATTGACACTTCCTGTGTGTGAAAGTGTTTTTGGAGCATTAATTTATTCTTTAATATATGCTTCAAAGGCATCATGAATAACGAAAATACTTGAGGCTCCGTTGGGAAATTGCATATCTGTGTGGACCTCCTCACCACACTGGCATAACTTTTTAAGTTCTTTTATTCCAAATGTCATCTTGCCCACAGCTGCATTCAAAAATTGAAATGAGATATCATCCATTTCTTCAAATTCTTTAACTTTTGCTTTTACTCCGTCATATGTTATAGAAGTTCTACCATTCATCATAAAAGGAATGATTTTTAAGAAAGCTAAATTAGGATTTCTTTTTTCATTATTTTCTTTCATAATGTATTCTGTGAAAGCCTTTTGAAGTCCAATGTTAGGTGGAGTCAATTCAAAGGCTTTACCATTAACTGTTTTGAAATGATATGATCCTGAATTTCTGTTGTAGAATCTTTCAAGTTTTTCATCTATTTCATGGAAAACAAAGTTTTCTTTGTTTAGTGAGATTGCCACTTCTTCGCCACAACTACATTTTGCATTTACTGATAATGAATTTCCTGATTGGAAAGTAAGTTCTCTGATAAGAAAAACTAAGAATAGTCTATCTTGATCTTTGATATCTAAATAAGATCCTATTTTACCATCAGAATATTTAACTCTAACACATGATTGTAAAATATCATTCATTTTTTCCACTATGTCGTAGAAGTTCTGGTCGTCTACCATAGAGTATGCTTGAATCTCTTTTACTTGTGCTGGTCTTACCATGAAAAGAGTTCCTGTTGGATAGAATTGTCCACAAGGTAATTCTCTGATATCGAAGTTGAAGTATTGTAAGTCACTTACTCTAGTTCCCTCTACTACAGGTTTTTGTGCGGTTGTATTGTCATTAAAGTTGTTCTGATTCTTACTTGGATCGATATCGTTTAGATGTCTCTTTAGGTAGTCCTCTTCACTCATTTCTTGTTCTTTAGACATAATGTTATTTGTTATTTTTTAAATATATATTAGATATATCTCTCTTCCTTATATCTTCAAATAACTATAAAGTTTTCATAAAACAAAAAAACCTCAAATTTCTTTGAGGTTTTTTTATTTTTAGTGTATATTATGCGAATCCACCTGCTGCAATAGCTCCTGTTCTTAGTATAGTTACATTGTTAACAATGATTCCCATACCTTTGATAGGTTCTACGTAAGTATCAAGTACACCGATTTGGTTATCGATAATCTCAGTCGTATTGTTTTCCTCATCCATTTTATTGAAGTAGTTGTACAATCCATTTTTACTTACATATGTTTCACAGATTACGTCAGCTCTAAGTTTGATTTCAGCTCTGATGTCTGGTGTGTTATATCTCCATTGGAAGTCTAACAACATTCTTGATAACTCTCTTTCAAGCTCGATAAGTACCTCTCTAACGTGAATGTAAGAAAGTGCCGATTTGTAAAGAGTTTGTGCTGTATTCTCAGTCTCAATAACGTTTCCTCTATTTCTTTTGAAAACGATTGGGTTGATTTGAGCACCATTTAACCACTCTATGTCAGATGGAGTAAAGTCCATTTCTAATCCAGCGATGTTTGTGATTCTACCGTTAGTAACACCCGCTGCGATTGTCCAAGGAGTAATAGATCCAACATTTGATGTATGTTTTCTCATATACGTTGTTGCTGCATGAGATGCTGGTGGCATATCTAATGGTCTTCCATTGTCATTTACTGTTAAGTAAGGCATGAAGTAACCAACACAAGTTGTACCTGCTCCGTCACCGAATGAGTAAAGGAATGCTGGTCCACTTTCAGGATCTCCACCTTTGGCAATAAACTCTGCTTGAAGAACTCCTTCTGCGTTTACGAATGTTGGAGAGCTTGAGTTTTTGAATGACTTCATAGAAGGCATATTCAAGAATCCAAATGCGTCTAATCTATCTCCACAGATGTCAACTAATTGTTGTTTAGATCTTTCTGTCAATCCTAATCCAAATGAATCGATTAAGTATCTGAAGTCTAAAGCTTCTTTGTTAGTTATTGCTTTGAACAATGGTGTTCCTTTTGAAACAAGATTTAATACTGCATTTTGTCTAGCTTCAGTTCCATCAGGTAATGATGCTTCTCTTACTCTGAATCCTTTTAAAGAGATTGCTTTGTAAGTTGTTGCATAGTTATCAACAGTTTTGTATCTTGTTGTTTGCCAGTCTCCACTAAAATTAACCTTTTTGATTTCAGAATCACAAGTTATTTCAACTAAGTCTGCGTTTCCAGTGTATTGTCTTTTTGAAACAATTCTTGTTAGTTTTCTTGGATATTGACCAATGTTTAGTGTTAGTTCATTATACTTAGCCTCTAAGAAGTCTCCAACTTTTACTTCAGTATATCTAGCTCCCGCTACAAGAACTTTGTTAGGAACTTCAACATATCCAGCAGGATACTCAATCTCTAAAGATTGTTTGTAGTTTGTTATTGCAGAGTTTATTTCGAATGTTCCTGCTGTTTCGATATCTACATCCTCATATGAATTAAATGTTTCATCCATAAAAGATACATTTAAAACTTCTCCATCAACATACATTTTAAGGTAGTGTTTAGTGTTGAAGTCTGATATTATAGAAACGTTTTGTACTCTTTCGTAAGAAGTTTCTTCGTTTACTTTATATACGTGTGTGAATATTCCAGCACCATTATCCATAGTACCAAAAAGATTATCTGATATGATTGTGAAAGTTCCTGTGTTTGTAACCGCACCTTTTATAGAAATCACGTCGTATAAAGAAAGCTCGTCTAAATCTGCTGCGTTAAATGCGATATAATCGTATCCTGCTGCAGAAGAAGTAGGTCCTACGTTTACTCCAGCAGTTAATCCAAATACAGTAACTGCAGATTCACCATCAAAGAAGTAAACATCAGATATGTATTCAGCACCCGCTACATAAGGAGTTGCATTTGCTTTTTCTAATATTGTTTTAGATGTTTTGTTTGCATAGAAGAAATCTCCAGTGTTTACAACACCATCATAGTATCTTCCGTATAGTTTAGAGTATTTTCCAACTACACCAAAACTATTTCCATCAGCAACTTCTACTTGTGTTTTTACACCTTTGGCACCTAATATAAATTCGTTATCTACTGTATAGAATACTAAGAAACCTTTTAAGATGTCTTGTAAATCTGCTAGTTCGAAAGGAAGTTTAAGTTCGAAAGATTTATCTTGTGTAGAAGAAGTAACAATATTTGATATTGAAACGTCTGCTAAACTAATCTTATCTCCTTTGTAGTTGTTAAGACCTTTTTTAAAGCTTTTAAGCATTGCCATTTTAACTTTGTTAGGACTATCGATTAGATCAACAAGTCTGTTAAACATTTTGAATCTTCTGTATTGTGCGTAGTCTTTAACGTTTATAGAAGAGTCTGTATCTGTAAAGGTTACTTTAATAGATCCTGTTGCTCCAGTTACTGCTTCTATGAAGTAGTCTGCACCTGATGCCGTACCAAATACGAAGTTGTTAAATCCACCTTGTTTAAGGTTTACGTTTGTCCAAACTGGAGTTCCTGTTATTTGTTGTTCTAATACTCTGAACTTAACAGATGCTAATACAGTATCTGTAGATGCTACTGAAGGATTGTTTGCGTTTGTACTATTTACAACTTTAAATTTTCCTGTAGAGTCTACTACGAATGCAGATGAATATGTTGCTGCAGTTGAACTGTATACGTAGTTACTTCCTAATATACTAAGTGTTGCAGTTCCTGAAATAGGTACTTGTTTGTCTCCAACAACAACAAATGCGTCATAGTCTGGATACATAAGTGAGTAAGTAGCTACGATTGATGCAGTTGAATAACTAAATGTTGCAGCAAGTTCTACGTTATAGATATATCCTTCTGAGAAGTATGATGTTCTTTCATCACCATTAGTAACCCATCCTTTTACTTTAGGAGTTTCATATGCGTGGTGTGTTCCAGTCTCATATGCCCAAGATGCTGAACCACCTAATAAAGCAGTTACGTTTCCTGGTAAATCTAATGGATTTGAAACGATTTCAATCTCTTCTGATATTACTTCTTGGTAAGAAAGGAAATCAATATTAGTTTCATTTTTACCTGCGATTGTATGGCCGATTAAGTCAAGTCTTCCGTTGAAGAAGTCTGTTTCTACTAAGTCACTATTAAACGCACAAAATATACCAGTTCTGTCTGTATCTCTATTTACTACTGTTTCGATGAAGACGTTTCTACCGTTTGCATCTCTAAAATATGGAATTAAAGAAAGTCCTTCGTAGAATGCTAAAAGCGTAATGTTTCTATCATTTGCGAATTCTCTAACTTTGTCTTTTCTAAGTCCTGTAGCATTGAAGTAAGCACTCCATCTAGAATCTACTGCTAAAGTTTTGTAGTCTGACCAATCACCACCAACTACAACAACATCAACCATATAGTCAGATGCGTAATCATTAGTGCTAACATAAGGAGGCATTTTTTCTGCCGAACCATACCATTCGATAAGAGTTCTGTCAAATCCAGCTACTGCTGATTTGAAAACAAATACAGTTACGAATTTATCAGATAAGTTTGTTAAACTGAATGCTCTTTCAGAGTATCCTGTGTTATTTTTAGTAAGATTTATGAAAGACTCAGTGTCTCTTTTCCAGAAACCTGTAGTGTCAAAAAATCTTCTATAAGGACCAGTTCTTTCCACGTCGTTTAAAGTATCTGCAGAAGTAGATAGAGACTTATATTCAATAACGTCTAAATTATCGTCTGTAAGAAGCAAGTTTATTGCATAAACTGGGGCTGTCTCCAACATTTTAGAAACTGTTCTATGAAAGAACGAACCCTTTCTCTCCAATCCTCTATCCAATTGACCGAATATTGCTTCTAAGTCAGTTGTGTTACTAACCATTATCGGTGTATTGACAGGTCCTTTTTTAGACACGCCTATTACCAAGTTTGTAAGTCCTTCAACAACTGGAGTCGCGATAACGGAGTTATCATATTCCTCTAGGAATATTCCTGGTCTTTTGTATTTTCCAATTTGAATTGCCATATTTTTTAGTTTAATTTTTTATAGTTAAAGTATATATAAAATGTAAAAAGCGATATTTTTCTCTTTTTTTTAAAAGGAGGTTATTTTTTTAGAAGAATCTTGCATTTCTTTTTTTATTTCCTCCATTTTCTTTTTTTGTTCTGCGGTTGCAGTCAATAGGGCTTTTTTTAAATCGACAATCTCCTGAGTCTTTATCTTTTGATTAGATTTTATGTCGTTTACGGTCTTTAATTTGGCGGAAGTGTCTACTTTCTGACTTGATAGTTGCTTTAAATCTTCTTCGTTTTTATAAAGATCATCATTGTACTTCATCAACTCATCTTGAACATACTTTATTTTCATTTGAAGGTTCATCATTCGTGTGTACTCTTCTATGAATGGATTATTCAAAAACTTTTTATTTATTTCCTCTATCTTTTTATTTAATAACTCATTGTCTTTGTCACTTTTTAGATTCATGAAAGCTTTATCAAGTTCTGCCTTTACTGCAGGAAAATCTTTTAAACTTTTTTCAAGGTTATTAGTTTCTTCTTTGGCAAGTTTTACGTCAGGCTCATCAGTTATTTCGACTTCCACGTTTTCAAAACGTTTAAAATTCTTTAGATATTTCATTTTTTAAACACTTTTATTTAAGCTCTGGTGATTTCAACTTTGCTCGCGTCACTTCCGTTAATCATATTTACGATCGTGGAAATTCCCGCCACTTTGGCTATCTGCTTGTTTAGTTTTTCGACCTTCTCTTTGTCTTTACCTATTTCTTTTCCAAATTCTATCGCGTTGAAAAGAACGTTTTTGCCATCCACCTCTTTTGTGATCCAATATGCTCCGATCACTTCTATTTTTTCGGTGGTGATTTTTTTCTGACCGTCCGCACTCATCATTCCGACTTCTATAGTACCTGGTGATAATAACAATTTCAAGAAATCATCTCTTTTAACTTTGGTGAAATGTGAAAGTGCTTTAGATTCTTTTACCTGTAAATCACCACCTACTAAATTATTAGCATGTCCTAAAACAGAGGCGTCTAGAAGAGGATTGAATGTGCCAAAGTTTTTACTACACTGCATATATGCATATGCACCATCTATCTCTTGAATGTAGAATGCTCTCTGTGCCTCGTTGCCATCTTTGTCTTTTATCTTCAATACAAAAAACGTGTATTTTACAGGATAAACGGCTTTTTTACCATCGTCACTAACCGCGTTTTCACTTTTTGTGGCCTTTATCTTAGTAGCGCTTGCTTCTATCCCTTCTACAATCTCTTGGTTATTTTCTTCATCTTTTTCCAAAAATGTTCCTCCTTTGTTGATTGCAGTACCTATCTTCTCGTCCGGTTTTCCAAAGTATTCGTCTAAAAGCTCTGCTTGTTTTCCTCTTCCTGAATCACCATATCCACTTTTAGATTTGTAAAGACTATCACCATCTAACATATCGGTCATGAACTTTCTCAGATTGGCACCACCGTTTGGTCTGATTTCGTTTCCTACTCTTAGGTTTGTCTTCGGGTCGAAGATGAATTCGTATTTTCTATCTTTCATTAAATCCAAAACTGCATTTTCCCAAACATCGAATATTTTGTCGTTTCTATAAGGACCTTTGTCTCCAAACGAAGTATATTCTGCTTCGGTACTTACACCAGGTCCGGTACTTCTTTTTGTTATGTATTTTGCCATATAAAGCTTGTATGCTCTGTTGAACAATTTCAATATCTCGATTATTGGATCGTATCCGTCTATTATGAATCCGTCTTTGTCTTTTTCTAACTTTTCGAAGTTTGCTCTAACTTTCTCAAACTCTGTTTTATCCATTGTGTAGTCTTTTACATTTCTACACTTTCTCTCAAAGTAGTCTTGTATCCTTTCGACTCTAGACATACTAGATCTTGGATCACTTGCACTTGTACTTCCTTGAGTTTCTGTTGACTCTGGAGTCTCTTCTGTAGTCACTGGTTCTTCTGCTTCTTTTATGTAAGACATGAATCTGTCGAATTTAAGCAATCTTCCTACAGGTTTACTACTGCTCTTCAATGCTTCGTTTAATTCCAACATAATAACACGCATTCCAGCTTGTATCTCCATTAATTTTGAGATATAAACACTTTCGTTTACCGATTCGTCAAGCTTGTCCAGGTCGGCTTTCATTTTATCTATGTTTGCTAGTATCTTCGCTTTTTTTGGGTTATCTTTTTTAAGTTCCAATGCTTTTTTAGTCGCACTTTCTATATCTTTTATAAGCTCGTCCTTTTTATATTTGGTCTCTCTTGCCTTTTGGTCTACATAAGGTGAAAGATCTGATTTTGAAACTCCAAAAGAAATTTTCGAATCGTCGTACACAACAGATAGTGTATCTTCCTTTGGAAGTTTTCCACCTTCTGCGTCGTCTTTAGTTGCCCACTTTTTATCATCGCCCATTTTCATTACATGAGTCTTCGAAACCAAAGTCACAACTCTCTTATCGCCTTTTCCGTCTGTGTATATGTATTTTTGACCAACGTTGTATTTGCTTTCCTTTTTCTTTTCCTCGCTTTGCTCTGAATACTCTGTCTTAACATTGACAATTGGATTTTTCATCAAAACCTTTAATGTCTCAACAAACTTTTTAAGCGGATCTGCCAATTCTCCTAAACCACCATAAAGATTCTTCCCATCAAACTGTAAAGCTCTCTTTGCGAATCTTGCGATTTTTTCCGCAACAACTTCAATCTTACCACCATTTGGATTTTTCTCACTTCTTGGCATTAGATATTCGTAAGACTCTTTATATAAAGAATCTTTTTCTTGAATCGTTTGCTTTTTGTCACCTACCAAATACCTATTTATATTGTCGTATAAGGCCATTATGAGTGTATCGTTTTTACCATCTTTATGTTTGGCTAATAGTATTCTGACAAACTCTTCACTTATTGGTAGCTTTTGGTCTTTTGTATCTATAAGAGATGTTATATCTTTTGTTAATTTTCCAAATGCTTGAGTCAAATGATCTTCTTCTTTATAGACATTATTTCCATCTACACTATTTCCTTGTTTCTCTAATACTAATTCAAGTCCTGCTTTTAAAGTTATCTTTTCCTTTTTAGTGTTAAGTTTCGTAGCAGCAGCGAGTGTTGCTTTCAATTCTAGTTCGTTTTTGGCAAAAATTTTATCAATATTTGCACTTGAAAAAGTAACTCCTTTGTTTATATCGGAGTTGTTCAGTATCGATGTTAATGTGTCACCTGCTACAGTTACATAAGGAACTGGTTTCTTTGCATCTGCCTCTTCTTTTTTGTTGAAGTTTAAAAGATTTACACTTTTGTAATTTTTTAAGATATAGTAAAGTGCACTTAGATTCTTAATCATGGTTGGAAGGCTTTCTTCTAACTTTGAATATTTATCCTCATTCTCTTCAGAATCTTCTTCACTTTGACCCTGTCCTTGACCCTGTCCTTGACCTTGTGCTTGACCCTGTCCTTGACCTTGTGCTTGACCTTGTGCTTGACCTTGTGCTTGACCCTGTGCTTGACCCTGTGCTTCTATTTTTTTTAGTTCCTCTAAGAAACCCTCAAGTTCTTCAAGTAATTTAGCCTTTACTGTAGTATCAATATCGGTTTCTTTCATCTCTTCTGTTGCTGTGATTGCACTTTCTGTAAGATTTATTATAATATTAGTCTCAGAACCATTTTCAACGGCCTCGTTCAATGCAAAAAAGAATGAATACAAAATACTTTTTGCATAAAGTTTCTTATCTTCAGGATTCATGTTGTATGCAAATCCAGATGCTGCTATCCTATCAAATTCACCTTCTAGTCTTGAGATTAATGGCTTTATTCTTCTAAGGTTGTTAGCGACTTTTGCTTTTCTAACAAGGTGATTTAAAAACCTACCTACTAATGAATCATGCCATCCAATATCATTCGCCATTGGTCCTGATCCGTGGTTGCTGGCATATTCACTTTCTTTTATAAGTTCTTGATATAGTTCATTTCCTGATATTTTTGCGTCTCTTAGAAATTCAGATTTTTCGTCTAATCTTTTGGCTTCTCTTAAAAAGTCATTTCTTTTAATAAGATATTTCATGTAGTTATGATTATATTTTGTTTATATATTAAAAGTGTAATCTCTATTTTATTTGTATTTTTGTATCTGAAAGATTGATATTAGTATAAATAAAAGATAGAATAATTTGTGTGAATAGAATAAATGTCTTATATTTGTAAAACAAACAAACAAACAGAAACTATGAAAATCAACTTCGATAAAATAATCTGCATAAACTTGACATCATTGAGCTCTCAACAACTATTTGCAGTATGTGAGACTTACTTTATAGGTTTTGAAGAACTTTATAGAAGAAAAACAGAAACAAAAGTATCTATGTACTGGATTTCAGAAGGTAAAATTGTTGCTTTTATTATCGGTGGTTTCTTTCGTTTAGGTACAGACTTTGCTTCTCTTTCTAAAGAAGATCAAGATAAAATAAAAGCCATCAAACCGGTGAAAACTCCAAAGATGCCAAAAACTGAACAAACTCTTAGAAACTACAAAGCTTTTTTAGCAGAAGGTTATGACATACGAACTCCATCTATGGATTCAAAGTTGTATAACTTAGAGTCTCGAAAAGATTCTGTTTATGTTAAAGATGTTGTTAAAGATGTTGTTGAAGTTAAACAAGATTTACCTGTTGTTTTAGAAGTAGATGCAATCTTAGAAAAAATATTCAAATACGGAATAGCTTCTATCACTGCAGAAGAAAAAGATTTATTAGATAATCAATAATATAACTTTGTTTGTGTGTGTGCCTCGGATAAATCCGAGGCTTTTTTATTTAGCAAATATTTAATACCATTTTTCTCTTTAGAATCAACACTTTTAAATTTTATTTTTTTGGTAGTTTAAAAAATCCGCCATTAAATCGATTTCGGTTTTTTTCCTTACCTAAAATTAAATATATAACGTATAAAAAAAATCTCCAAACATGAGATACCTAGAGTTGAAACAAAATGGTAAGGTCTTTACCAATGAAAGAGAAATAAATCAAATATTACTATCTAACAAATTTTACTGGCTTATAGATTCCGAATTTGAGAACGCAGTTCTTGAGTTGAAAAAAGAAACTATAATTTGGCATAGTGGTGACTTCTATTCCGGAAATTGGCATTATGGCATATTCAAAGGTGGGTCTTTCCATGGGACCTGGGAAAACGGAATTTTCGAAAACGGAAACTTCACCGGTGAATGGAAAGACGGCATCAAATTATGAGTGACGACAAAAAATAAAATAACAACTATGAAAAGGAGAAAACTAGCTCTAAAATCAGTAGGCAAAAACGATGTTTATAACAACGGTATTGTGAGAGTAACAAAAGAAGAAGATTCATACTTCTTTGAAATTGGAAACGAACTAACCAGTGATATCGCCGAAGCAGTTGCCTTGTTGATGAGAAAAGTGGATTGGAATGATGGAATATGGGATATGGAATTGGAAGATATAAATATAGATAACATCACACCTGAGAAATCATTGTTTTGGTTAACTGGTGGATATACAGAATGGAGAACATTAGAAAACTATAACAAGCCTTGGTGTGACTGTTACCTTGATTTTCAAGAAGAGTTTGGAATGTTAATATTCAACATAGTAAAAAGAAACAAAAAACTAAAAGAAATAAGAAGCAACTACTATAAATACTTAAACTTACCGATACTTTATGATTTTGCGTTAAGTAAGAACATGATAAAATAAAAAGAAAACCCATCATTTGATGGGTTTTCTTTTTTTATATATACTATATGGAAAAATTAATGAACGTTTGTAAGAGTCCTTGGTGTAAGGCACATTTCGAATATTTTGAAAATGAGATTACAATTGTTGATGGTAATGGAGTAGTACCCAAAACATGTCCAAAATGTAGAAGCTTTGATACAGAGCTTAGTGGTGGTGTCACCTGGACCGACAAAGAATATGAAGGTAGTAGATTTGACGGAAAACCACATGAGATAAAATACAAAATAACGAATTTTAAACTATGAGAGCACACTTCTTCGATATAGAAACCATTTTAGTCATGGATAGTAAAGTCTGGATAGTAGATAAATCAAATCCAAAAGTACCTATTATGAAAATATCTAGATCAGATTTTAATCTGATAAAGAGTGGAATATACAAAAGTCAAAATAATTCTATTTATTTTGGTGGTGCCACCTATTGGGTTCCTGAAAAACTGATGAACACTCTAAAGATTAAATGTAAGAATCTAAAAATAGATATTACAAAACTTATATTTTCTATGCAGGAATACATGAATCCTGAGATAATAGAAACACTTGACTATGATATAAACATAGAAAACTTACAACATCTTAAAAACACGACTGATGACATATACTTTATTTGCTCAAAGAACACTAAAAACAACTATGAGAAGATAATAAAGAAAATAGAGGAAAAGCTTGAGAAGATAGGATTGACTGTTAAAAAATACTATTTCATATCTGATACTTTTTACAATAGAGACTTAGATGAAGTTTCTCATAAAAAAGTAAGACTTCTTCTTCAACATCTTATTGGTATGAAAACAGAAGGTGATAAGTTTATAGAAGAAGAACTTCAAAAATATGATGAGATTGAATTCTATGAAGATGATGAAAAGACTATTAGTCTTGCAATAGATTGTAATAAACTACTTCAACTTCTTATAGATAATAGTGAGTCTAGTATAAAGTCTAATCTAAAAAATCTTCTTAAATCAGAAACTCTACTTTATGTAAACTTTGTGAGTCCTAATAAGGTTAAAAGATTTTCTAAAACAAAAGTCGTGGTTGAATATCACAATCTTATAAAGACTTTTGAAAGATTTAACTTCAAAAAGTAGTTTATTTAATCTTATCCTGAGCTTTGTTCAACATTGCCTGCTTTATCATCTCGTTCAATTCTCGATTTGTTGTAACTTCACCTTCTGGACTTTTATTTTCCGATTCAATAGGTAGTGCTTCCTGTTCTATTTCGTTGTATCCTAAGTCTTTTCTGAGTGTCTTATAGAACTTTTCAAGTTCCGTCTTTTGGCCTGATAAAAATTTAGCATTTTCTCTAATTTGACCGACTGTCTGATTAACTACTTCATGCATTCTTGCAGAGTTATCACCATTATCTACCTGTCTCATCTGTGTAAGAAGGTTCTTTCTTGTCATCTTAGTCAGAAATATAGCTTCGGCGTAAACCATAGCATCTTCTTTCATCTTGCTTTTTATATAAGGGTGTTCTTTTAACTTAGGTACGTCACCTAGGTATAGATCCACAAGTGGTTCTAATACGTCCATTGCTTGTTGACTGGCTACAGTTAGATCTGAGTCATAGTCATATATTTCAATCTCACCTAAATCCGGTAAGTCTTCTGGTCTGGCTAGATGTTTAGAAAAATCAAAGTCTCCGTTTTCCGATTGTATTTCATCGAACTCGTATTTTATTCTGTTTTTTTCGTTTTCTTCTTTAGACATGTTTAAACATAATTATTTTTGGTAAGTTTGGCGTCTTCTCTTTCCAAGAAGCCTTTTAATATCTTGTCTATTAGTTTAGACTTGTTTATAGAGTTCTCTTCGCAATACTGCTCGAACTCTTTATAGGTCTCTATATCAATAGAGAAACCTACTTTTAGCTTGTTGACACCTGATTTCCTTCCCATATAGTATATATAAATAGAAAAAAATGTATTTTTTCCACTTTTACCCTTTTATATATACAAAAAACAAAAAATACTATATATGGCTGTAAAAGCAAACGAAACCGAAAGGCAGATGATTTTTACCACCAAATTTGTCGATGAGGCAACTGATAAGATAAACGACGGTATAGTCGTCAAAAGATATCAGAATCCTTGGATGAAGAGCGAAGTCGGTATCAGAAGAGCAGGCGTCTCTTTTAGAATGACTCCCGAAGAACAACAAGAATACGTAAGATGTGCATTAGATATACATTACTTTACTGAGAAGTATTGTAAGACAAAAAGAGAAGATGGTTCTGTTGGTTCGATAACTCTTAGAGATTACCAAAAAGAAATCTTAGACAACTTTGTCAACAACAGATTCAATATACTTATGGCATCGAGACAGGTTGGTAAAACCGTGTCTTCTGCTATTTTCATACTACATACGATATTATTCAGTAATGATAAGAACTGTATGATTGTTGCCAACAAAGGTGATACTGCAATTGAGATTGTGGATAAAGTAAAATCGATATACACACTTCTTCCATTCTTCTTAAAACCAGGTGTAAAGACTTGGAATCAAAAATCTCTTACATTTGAGAATGGTTGTAGAATAAAAACATCTGCAAGATCTAAGACTCCTGCGATTGGTTTTACCATTGACGTTCTTTACTTAGATGAGTTTGCACATATTCCATCGAATATCATCGAACCATACTATACCGCTGCGTTTCCGACCGTTTCTGCGGTACAAAACTCAAAGATTATCATTACATCAACACCAAATGGTATGAACTTATTTCATAGGTTATTAACAGATGCTGAAAGACCTGATGGTGATCCAATGAAGAATAACTACAAACCTATGAGGGTTTACTGGTATCAGGTTCCTGGTAGGTTTGTGACTTATATAAGATTGAATCCACACAAACTTTATGAATATGGTGTTACAAAAGACGACATATTTAAATTAGTACAAGATACGTTTGGTGAAGTCACAAAGACAAAGATTGAGTTTAACTTAGACCAGCAGAAAGATGTTATTCATGTATTTAACAATGAAAAGTGTACAGATGAAGAAGTTAAATCACTTCATTTTATAGACAAAAATGGATTTGAGACTTCTATATTAGCCATTGCAGAGATGACAACGTGGAAAGACGAAGCTGTGAAGGATATTGGTGGAGAAGATGCGTTCAATCAAGAGTATGGACTTAGATTTATTAACTCAAGTAAGTCTCTTTTGAATGAGGCCATAATAGATGAACTTTTAAAATCTAAAAAGAACTATATCTATGAAGAAATATTTGAGTTTAAGAACAAACTGAGGTTTATGTATGAAGACTTAAAATGGATTGATGATGATGAAGTACATATGCCATTAAAAAGAAAAGAATATAAATATGTTCTTTCTGTCGATATATCCGAAGGTTTAGGACAAGATTACTCTATCATAAACATATTTAAAGTTTCTGAAAAACCTGTAGATTTAATAGAAACACAAAAACACAAATACAAGGCCATTACTGATTTCTTCAGACTTGAACAGGTTGGATTATACAGAAACAACTTTGTTTCTGTCAAACAATTAGCAGAACTTCTTTATCTTCTTGTTTTTGAATATTTGAATCCTGATAATGTAAGAGTAGTTCTTGAGTTAAACAACTATGGAAACACACTATTGGCGGAGATGCCGCACGTTTTTGATGGTAACAACAACTATGGTTCATCGGTGTTTGTTAGGTATAAACATAGAATAGATTCGACTGAAGAAAAACTTGGACTAAAAGTTGGTGAGAATAAAAACATGATGGTTAAAGACTATCAAGAACTTATGTATAGTAGAGGATTTCATATTACAAATGAGGATAATATTAGAGAAATAACAACTTTTGTTAAGCATGTCACTACCGCAGGTAACGTAAGATATGCAGCAGACGTAGGACATGATGATACGGTTATGACCGTGGTCAATGCCACTTCTATTTTTGCCAAATCAGAATTCAAAGAGATGGTCGAAGAGTGGGGTAATAAATATAGTCCTAAAGAGTTTATGGCTTATGTCAACGACTGTATGAAAAACATGGATTATGTACAAGGAATTGACTATAGTCAGGTTCTTAGTGTTAGAAGACAGGTTATGTCACGAAATAAAGTGTCTAATGTAGGATCTAATCCGAATGGAATAAACTGGTTCAATAGACCTTAATGATTGAAAATAAAAAATCCACTCATTGAGTGGATTTTTTTTATTAGTTAGCTTCCATTGTTACTGAAAGTCCTGCAGTTTTTAGTTTTTCTTTCATTGTAGAGATTGTATCGTAGTCTCCATATTTCACATCACATTTACCTCTAAAGTGAACTATATGTGCACACTGATTTGCTTGTTCCTGCTCATGTTTACATATTTTCATAAGACACGTTATTACCCAATCAAACGAGTTGTAGTCATCATTGTGAAGGTCTAATCGATAAGGCTTTGACAGAATTTCTTCAACTTTCGATTCTACTTGTTCTTTAATTTTACCCATAGTGTATTATCTTATTTTTTGATTATATATTATATACTAGATCCTTGAATAGTTGTTTCTGTTTTGTTAACAACGTCTACTATTGTACTTTTGATATCTTGCTCTTTTGCCCATTCTACGAATTTAGGCAAGTGTGCTTCTCTATCGTCGTAGAACTTCAATTCTTTCACTCCTAATTTTTTGATTGTTCTTTCTAATAAGTTGCATTTGAAAATAAATGTGTCACTTCCCCAGTTTAAGTGAACTTCATCAAATTCTATGTTGTTGTCTCTTAGAATCTTTTCAACGCCTTCTCTCATACCGGGAACTTTGTCTAATCTACCAGTTGCTAAAATTACATAAGCGTCTGGGTCAGCTATTGCTTCCAGATATTTTTGGTAAGTCCATTCGTTTCTTGGAATGTTGAATATCTCATCATCGATAGATTCTGGTTTACCCCACCAACCTCTATGTGGCCAATCTGTTCCTGTTTTTTCTTTCCAAACTACTTTTCCATCTTCTGGAAGTGGAGTGTGAAATAATGTGTCGTCAAAATCAAAACAGATAAGTCTTTTATACTGCATAATGGTTCGTTTTATTTTATGTACAAATATATATATAATATTTTGATATATAAATTAAAATAGAAGAAAAATTATGAAAATAGATTTAAAAAAGACACTTTTGTATTTTATCGGTGCTTGTTTATTAGTTTCTGTGTTTCTAAACTTCAAAGGTTGTAACAGAGAATCTTTTGATAAATTGGAGGAAAAAAACAGATTGTTAGAGAAGACAAGAGATTCTCTTAAATATACAAACCAAAATCTTAAAAAAGAATTTGATAATATTCAAGTGATTATTGATAAAAGAGATGCACGTATAGCAGATCTACAGATACAGATAGAAGTATCTAAGCAAAATGTTATGGATTATAAGAATCGCGCGGATAAAGCAAACAAAGATTTGATAGAAACGAATAAAAAACTTGAAAATCTTAGAAAGAACCCAATCAAAAGAGACGATGATGACCTTATCAACTCTTTCAAAAACAAACTTAAAACCCCATGAAAATAATATTGAGTATAATGCTTGTTCTTATTTCTTTCCTATCGTATTCTCAGGAATATCCTAAGATTGAACTAAATCAAAAAGGTGAGAAAGTTGTCATCTTCACTTTAAGTCAGGCACAAAAAATAGACAACGATTTAGAAATACTAAATATTTTAGAAAAGTCTAAAATACAATGTGATAGTTTAAATGTTTCCTATATTAAGATAGTTGATGCACAGAACCATCAGATAGTATTACTTGAAAAAAACGTTTCTGAACTAAATTTACAAGTAAATGATAAAGACTCTCAAATAAACAACCTATCTACTCAGGTAAAAAATCTTGAAGAAAGTAATAAGATATGTGATGAGCAGAAATGTATAAAAGATAAGCAGATGGATGGTCTCAAAGATGATTTGAAAAAAGAGAAGATTAAAAAGTGGTTATTTGGAGGTGTAGGTCTCGCGGTCGGAATATTGGCAATCTTAATAGCACATTAAAAGTGTAAAAAATGATATTTTTTACTTAATATATAACTATATAAAAAATTAAACCAAAACATGAAACATATCAGACAATTTGAAAGTTTTAGAGTTCAGAAAAACAGACAAGAAATAATCAGCGAAGCTGTTCTTCAAGTGAACGATATCTATAAGGTTAAAACTATGATCGATATTCCACAATCTTTAATCAATTCTTATGTTAAGAAAGTTAAAGATACTACAGGAAAAAATCTTCGTCAGTTTTTCGGTGATGTTGACATCGCGGAAGAGATTGTAAAATACATAACTCTTAACAATACAGACGTTGAGAAGATTCCTGGAAACGCTTTAATGGGCGGTGCACAAGGACAAGTTCAAGGACAGGGTCAAGGACAGGTTCAAGTTCAAACTGAAGGTGAGGCACAAACTCAAGGACAGGAACAAGCTCAACCACAAGCTCAACCACAGGGTCAAGGTCAAGAACAAGCTCAACCACAAGGACAGGGTCAAGAACAAGCTCAACCACAAGCACAATCACAAGAAGGTGATTTTGAAGAGCCACAAGCTCAACCACAAGGACAAGGACAGGAACAAGCTCAACCACAGGCACAAGGACAAGCTCAAACTGGTCAAGGACAAGCTCAAGGACAGGGTCAAGGACAAGCTCAAGGACAGGGTCAAGGACAAGGACAGGGACAACCACAAGGACAGGGTCAAGCTCAAGGACAAGGACAGGGTCAAGAAGAAGATGAAGATGAAGAAGAACTTCCAGCTTAATCAAAAATACTAGTATCTAGAAATTAAAAACCTATCAGAAATGATGGGTTTTTTTATTTAATATATAAAATATGAAAAAAATCATTACATGGGAAGAGTTTAATGAATCTTATAATAAACCAAGAGTAGGTGGTAAAAAGAGATGGTCTGTTAAATATAAAAAAACAATAGACTGTAATAATCCTAAAGGTTTTTCACAAAAACAATATTGTAAGAGAAAAAGAAAAGGTGGTAATTATAAGTCTGTTAAAGAAAACTTTGGTCTATCTGACCAAGAAATAGAAAATAAGATAATGGAAGTATGGAAAGTAGATCCATATGAGTTTAAAGACTACATTACTTCATCTATGGATCATGGTGACTTATATGGAAGTTGTAATTTGACTTTTGTTCTTTGGTATCCTTATCCAGATTCTAATGTCGAACCATGTGCCATATTTATGTTAGAAGATAACGAATGGAAGAAAGGACCTTGGTATGACAATATGGATGCTATATTGAAAAGTGAAAGATATGAAGTTGGTATAGAAGCTTGGGTTCCGGATGTTGGTGGTAATCATGAAAAGATAGAGAAGTTTTACAACTACGCAAACAGAGTTCTACAGGAAGCGGATATACCATACATTGCATCTTATCCAGATGTTCGACACGAAGGAAAGATACTTTTAGAGTATGGCTATACCTGGGGTTATAAAACAAAATTCATTGGCGACGAATAAATCTAAATGAGAAAATAATATATAGTAAATGAGATACCTAAAAACGTTCGAAAGCCACAGCAGTAAAGACATTCTTATTGTTGTTGATGTTCAAAAATCATTCAAAAAATTCTTCAATGAGATTTATCTTCATGAGTTGAAAAAGTATTGTAATGAGTTCAGTAAGGTATATCAAATCTGGGACAACCACGTAGATGGAAAGAACGTCGATAAAGACTATCTATATGATGAAGATCCTGAAATACCTGTTCATAAAGATCTTTATCACTTTCCTAACCAAACTGACTTGATTGAGAAAAGATACAACTATGACGTTGATGCAGACTTCTATAAAAAAGTTCTTACACCGGAAACCTATGAAGAAGTTAAGACTAAAGAAGATGCAAACGAATTGAAAAAGGGAGATTTCTTTCCTACAGAAGAAGGAACTCTTATTATATATGTCGGAAATAACCACAAATGGTATCATATGCCAAAGAAACTTCACGAACTTTTTACAGAAGTTGCAGAGGCACAAAATATGAATGAAGGATTGAGTGAGGTTAAAGATGTGATTCTTGTAGGTGGTGCAGATGGAGAATGTCTTACAGATGTTGAAACTGCAGCAGAGGCAATGGGTGTAAAACTGAGACTTAATCACAAATATATCTATAGTGCTAGCCACTGTCCAATAAAATAAGATTTATATATGAGACTTATATTAGAGTTTGATAAATATAGTGTTATTGAAGATGTTGTTGCTGAGATGTCTAAGATATTTCCTCATGTGAAAATGAAAGGAAGTGTTCTATATGCTTCTTCTATTTTAGACAAAGGTGGAAATCCTCTTGTGAGAATAGACTCAAAACAACCATTGATGGCACTTTTGATTCAATTTATTGGTGATCATATTGTTATAAAATCATTTGTAAACTCTGTAAGAGAACCTAACTTCTCAAAAAGATTTATGGATGGTCTTTCAAATGTTTTAGAACCAAAATATACCATAGTAGTTGATCAAGATGTGAGTCAAGGATATTGGGACCATATAATCGAAAAGTATCCTCAATTTAATTGGATTAAAAAATAGTTTCATTTCATGCCAGCAAAGTCAAAACAACAATTCAAATATGTTTACGCAATGCGTAATAAATATGGTTCTAAGAAAAAGGCTCCTAAAAACATGAAGTGGGTATTCAACAAAGAATGGACTGATGTGAGTTTTAAAGATTTACCCAAGAAAATAAAGGAAAAGTGTATATATGATTATGTAAACTTTTTGAATGAAGTGTATTTCAAATACTAACCAACCACCAAATATACATCTAAGTCTCTTATCTGGAAAAATACTTCCATGTATTCTTGATATCTTTCTGGATCTTCAAAAAATGATACAGTTAATGTATATTCTATTCCGTTTATTTCTGGAATATAGCTACCAATCTGTTGTTTAAGATCACTTTCTATACTATCCGAAGAAAGTCTCGTCTGGTGAAGATAGAAAGGAAGGTCTCCTCCGAATTCAGTATCAAAAAAAACCTCACCTTTGTTCGTAAATAGAATCATCTCCCATTTTTGAACGATTACTCTTATTACATCGTCTTCTATGAGATCTAATGCTCTGAATCTTGGATGTCCAGGATATCCTAAATAAAAGTCTGTGAAATTAAAGTTCGCCATGAGTTATATATTAACTTTGGCATATCCTTTATTTTAAAATATCTCTAAACTTCCCTATTATCGTCATACCTAATACAATCGGATCTGTGTTTGTTTCCAGCTTACTTGTATAGTCTGCTATGACATAGTTACATTCAAACAGTTTATCGATATTTTTACCATTTTCAATAGACCAGTCTATGAATGGCTTACCTAATAACTTAATCATTGAATCAATCTTCTCTGCACCAAAGTTTGACATAAGAAAATGATAAACACTTTCATAGTTTCCACTTTCATAGATAAAGTTGTACAAATCTTTTTTTACTTTATTGGATACGTTACTTACTCCATTGTTTATATCTCCTGTCTCTAAAAAATCCTGTACTTCTACAAGAATACCTCTAAAGTCTGGGAACTTTTTGTTTATTATAGAAACTAAATTTTCTTTAGATATTTCTCGTTCTTCTTTTGGTAAAATAGTGTCTTGTATTCTTTTGTACAACTCCATTTTTAGATGTTTTTCTTCTTCCACATCTATACAATCAAAGTTTACAGTCTTTATTCTAGACTTTAATCCGTCTGAAATTTTGTTGATGTGATTCGTCGTGATTATAAATCTTACACTATTGTTATATTTTTCTATGAATGCTTTGAATGCGTCTTGGAATTGTGCAGAAACTCTTTCAAACTCATCTAAAAAAACATATTTTATATCGGAACTTGACTCAAACATTGGAGTGAACTTACAGAAATTCTGTATTTCTTCTCTAAGAACATCTATAGAAGTATCTAAAGAACAGTTAAGTTCTAAGTATGGTGTTTCTTTTGTATATTTTCCAACAAGTATTCTTGCCAAACTGGTTTTCCCAGTTCCATAGTGACCATAGAAAATATAATGTTGGTTGATACCGTTTTCGAATTGTTTCTTTATTCGTGGAAGAAGTATGATGTCTTCTAGACGTTTTGGTCTCCATTTCTCCCAAAGCAATAAGTTTTTAACTGACATATTAAAGTTTTTTTACACATGATATATTGTCGGGTAGAAAGAAAGTTTATTTAATATATATTGATATGATTGGAGATAGTTTTAATTTCGAAGATGTCTTTTTTAGAGACCTTACCGTCTGCGTATTAGATACGCTTGAGGGACAAATAAAGTGGACAAATCGATTCACATCAGGTGATGTGTTTGTTCAGGTTCCTATATACTACTCTCTTACAGGAGATGAAAGGTTCTTATTGGACTCATTTTCAGATGATATTGTTTCCGAAAACAGGTTCATTGAGTTAAATACTGATTTGATACCAAGAGGTCATCTTACTATGACAAGCTTTAATATAAAGTCTGACGAATTTGCCAATCCAAATGTTTGGCTTAGAATGGTTGTTGAGAATGATTTTGAAATAAGAAAGGTTCTTGGAAAAGTTAGAGCTATTCCAATAACGGTCAACTACGACTTAGAAATCACACTATCAAGTGAGATTGATACATTCAAATGTAGTCAAGCTATATTAGATACTCTTTGGATTTATAAGTTTATGTACTTCGAGCACAACTTCATGAACATAGATGCTGTTCTTGTTATGCCAGATTCCAACACAATAGAGATGAGTAGAGATAAGAACTTGACGAGTGATAACAATATCAAATTGAAATGTTCCTTTACCGTTGAGACTTACTATCCGGCTTTTAGAAGAGATAGAGTAACATCTACTGGATATCCAAGAGAATATGGATCTGGTATGAAAGATGGTAATGGTTTTGCACTTACGGGTGGAGTATCTGACTATTTTGAACAACCGAGTCAGGGTGGAACTATAAATACGGGTAGTGTAAATACAAATGAAACTGTTGGTGTTGATCCAAATTCACCAAATGGTGGAGGTGGTGCTTCAAGACCGGTCTTTCCATCCACAGGACCTGCAGGAACTACTACAGGACCTAATACCGGACCTAATGGTAAACCATGGATAAATGGACCATTTAATCCAAACAATCCATTACCTGGATATGGTCAGACTGGTACTTTTAACAATACTGGAGGTAGCACGAACCCTTCGGATCCTTACGGAACTTTTGGTCAAGACGGATATGCAATAGAGCCAAAAAGAACAAGATGGTTCAATAATATACTTAGATCTAGAGAGAGAGCGGGTGGTAGTTCGACTGATCCAGTAACCGGACAACAGAATGTAACACCTCGTACGCCAAATCAATAAAAATAGAAAAAAATGGCTTTTTGTAGTTAATATATACTCTATACATAAAAAAAATATCAAAAAATATGAAGAATCTTAAACTTGAATTGTTTAACTTTAAAAAGAATCTTTCTCTAGAACAAGATGAGATTTCTACGATAGTTGAGGGACACATGAATGCTTGTAATGAAGCTTCTGAAAAATCCATCGTAATTTCGTTAAACGAAAGACTTAAACCTTATACTTACGATAAAAGCGTTAAATCTCTTTTAGAGGGATTGAATGATGACATGAAGAACTTTGAGTTACTTTATGAGTTGAAAAACCTTTATAATGTTCTTAATACTAAAAATAGTGGTGAACTTTATAGACAACCTATCAACGTACTTTTACAAACTATCAACCTTGAGACTGATCAAGACAGAATGTCTAAAGTTTTGAACGAACTTGCTATTTATGACTGGGTTCCTGAAATCAAATTATTCGTACATAACTTAACAAAATCACCTGAGCAAAGAACAAACTTATTAAGTGGTGGTAAAGGTGAATCTATCTTTACAATCGTTGAGTCTGTTGAAGATGGACACATTGCTTTGGTTAGAGATTCTTGGTTTCTTTTAAGTGAAAACGTAATCGAAAAAACATTGGTTGAAAACCACGTTAAAGACGAAGAGTCTTTAAAATCATTGAGAATGTTAGAAACTGCAATGAAATATGCTTCTGTAACAGAAGATAGAGTTAACTTCAGAATTTCTGAATATTTAACAATCGGATTATCTGTTGCTAAAAAAGGTAAAGTATTCATCAATGATGATGAAATGAATGACGAAACTACATTAGAAAGTTTATTTAACTCTCCAATCGTTCCAATCGTTAACAAAAACTTTTATCCAATCTTACTTGAGGTTTCTAAAAACTTAGATAAGTTTGTTGAGTTAGACGTAGTTAAAAGAGTAAACAACTTGATTAATCCATTTTTAGAGTGTTTTGCATTCAACTATAAAAAAGCTACTTTCTTATACAGATGTGACGAAAGATATGGTAACTCATTCTTCAAATACGAATCTGCTTTAGAGTTAGTAAACGAGGTAAGAAACGAGCTTAACTATGACTTGACTTACTTCTTCGAAAATAAATTAGGAAAAGAATTAGTTGTTAAAAGAAAGTTAGAAGACAAAGAAAGAGAAATCACACTTAAATTAGAAGACGTTAGTTTCAACATTGAAAAACTTAAAGGATCTATGAAGATGATTGGAGAATCTGAAGTATTGACAACGGCACTTAAAAACTTAGAAAAAAGAAAAACGGTTTTAGACGCAGAATTATATGGTGTTAAAGAAGTACAGTATAAAGAAAGATTAAGATCTTAATATTTATTTATTGATAATTTTTAAAAATCCCCTTTATGGGGATTTTTTGTTTTATAAACTTTTTCATGTTCGATGTCTATAACATGAAAGCATGAAAATCCTTTATGGATACCAAAAAATAAATGCTTATTAATGTACTTAAATAATAGAGAACTTTACATAGAATTAGTAGTCAGCAAAGCACAGGGAAGACTTACAAGGCCCGCTCAAAAAATGCTAGAGCTTTTAGCAAAGAAAACAATCAAAAAAATGAGATATTGGTCGAATGACGACAAGATGGACTGTTACCAAAGTGGACTTCTATATGTATTTCAAAACTGGTATAACTTCAACGAAGAGAAATCAGTAAATGCCTTCGCTTATTTCACCGAAATCTTTAAAAGGGGAATAGCCAAAGGATATAACGATCTTTATAAAAAGAAAGGTGACAACGAACATCAAATAAGACTTATTTCCATAGAAGGATCTAATGACGGAATGGGTCTACACTCTTTATAGATGATATCAACAACAAAAATATTTACATACGACATAGTCGCCGCTCCTAGTTTTGGAATGGCTACTATGTCTTTTAATATGACTATAAATCCTTCGAGGAGAACTCTTAGAAGAAGCAAGATCAAGAAGGTATTTCTACAATCTTTATAGTTATCTCTATCTCTACATTCTTATCTTTGAATTCTGCTAATTTTGCGTCAACAAAATCTGATGGATTGTGAAGGCTCACATGATTTTTCTTAATACGGGTTTCAATACCAAAATTGTCTTTTGCTTCAAATACTCGTCCTTGGTATTTTTCTGTGTTGCTTGATGAAATCATAATATCTATTTTTATGCTAATATATGTATTATTTATTACATCCACAAATTTATATATACTATATGGAGAGAATAGATAGATTTAATGTATTTGAGGCCAAAATTGTTCCTTTGAACAGAATGCCCAGAAGTAGCCGAAAACCAGAGAGATCCGGAAGATCCGGAAGATTACTTACTGATGAACAAAAATACTATGATGAAAACCAAATAGAAGATACAAGTGGTCCAAAACCCGCTATGTTATTTACAGATGTTGTAGGATCTTCTAAAATGTGGTCCGACGATCCACAAACTATGAGCATACAACTCGATAAACATTTTAAGATTATGGATAATCTTGCTAGAAAGTATGGTGGTTTTGTGGTTAAAACAATCGGTGACGCCTTTATGGTATATTTTCCAAAAAACGAAAAGTCATTAGAAAATGCTGTTGATTTTGCGGTAGAGGTAATCAAAATTGAAGAGCTTCCACTTAGAATAGGAATATGCTCTGGTAATATGACTGCCAAAAAATGTAGAATACAGAATGTTGAGCTTGTAGACTTTTTTGGAGATGTTGTGAACACTGCATCAAGAATGGAGTCCAAAGTTGCAGAGCAGGGTGGTATTGCATTTACCTCTGTTGATAATATTGATAATCAAATGGAGTCTATTTCAAAAAAATACAAATTGGTTAAGATAACTGGTAAAGGTATTCCAGATTTAAAAGGTGTGAAAGTCGAATTTGCTTATAAGTTAAAAGTATAAAAAAACCCACTCAAATGAGTGGGTTTTTAGTTTTAGTTTTCTTCCAAAACTTCTTCGTCTTGTAGAATAGTTCTTACCATTCTATCAACTATTAAATATGGATCTCCGTTAGATGCTGGTCTTCTATCTTCGATATAACCAATCGCATTTGGATCGTTTATCGTAGAAGGAATTCTAATAGATTTAGTTCTATCTCCAATACCCCATCCAAAGTCTTTGATAGACGATGTTTCGTTCGCACCGGTTAGTCTTTCGTCATTGTTCTCTCCATATACCGCTATATGTTCTGCATGAGTCTTCTCAAGCTTCTTACACATTTCGATTGCAATCTCTTTTTTGTTTACTTTGTCTTCTCTAATATTTTTTGTCGAAAAGTTTACATGCATACCTGAACCATTCCAATCATTTCCTTTAAATGGTTTTGGATCTAATTCGATTCTATAATCAAACTCTTCACTCAATCTATGTAAAATGTATCTTGAAATCCATAGTTGATCCGCACCGTCTTCTGCAAATACAGTTCCTACTTGATATTCCCATTGTCCTAAAGCAACTTCTGCATTTGTTCCGGATATAGAGATTCCTGCATTAAGACAAAGGTCTGTATGTGCTTCTACAAACTCTCTTCCTACTACATTGTTAGCACCAACTGAACAATAGTATTCACCTTGTTCTCTTGGCTCATCTTCTGTTGGCCATCCTAATGGTCTATTTGTTTTGTTATCAAAGATAAAATACTCTTGTTCCCATCCATACATAGTTTCATCGTCATATTTTTTTAACGATTCGGTCATTTTAACTCTTGTATTACTTTCGTGTGGAGTACCATCAATATTATAAACCTCACAAAGAACTAAAATAGAGTTTGTTGTAAATGGATTATGAAAATAGTTTTTAGGAACTAATAGTAATTCTGATTTAGATGTTTCTGCTTGGTATGTTGAAGATCCATCAAAGTTCCATACTGGTGCTTTTCTCAAACCATTTTTGTATGAATCTAAAATATTTGTTTCATCTTCGATGTGTTTCAGATTTACGACTTTTGTTTTTGTACGTATTTGTTGTGTTTTGGCACCATCCAACCAAATATATTCTAACTTTTGCATAATGTGTATGTTTTTTCTTATATTTATTAAAAAAAAGCTGTTCCGTTTTGCACATGGCCCCTATTTTTTAGGGCCATGTTGAAAAAAAATGTATTTTTATTTAAAATAAACTTTTACTATATTTGAATATAAAATCTATAACTATTTTTTAATATTATGAACAAGGTTATTTTACAGATTTGGGAAGAATCAGAGAGAGGCTGGGGAACACGACCAGATGGTTGCTCTATGCACATAGACTTAAAAGAAAGAGAAAACTACATACAGACTATCTATGATAGTAGAAAGTCTGATGAATCTATACCTAATGAGTATGATAGGATTGTTGGTGAAGGTGTTGAAGCATTCATCGAAGATGCACTTTTCAAACTTGTGGAAAAAGACAAATCTGTTAGACTTACTCAATACCAGATGAACAATCTTATGGGTATGGAAGAAATAACAATAAAAGAAGCATGATTACAGGATTTTACGCGATGTTATTCGCATTTATATTTTCGGAAATATACCATTTTTTCAACAAAAAAAGACTTGATTTAATTTTCAAGAACAAAGACACTAAAACTATAAGAAAGGTTGACATTGTTTTTTACATGTCAAAACTTTTATCTATATTTTGGCCGATTGTGGGATTGTTTTCCAGTTTTAGTCATCTATTCCTATTGATAATAGTGATGAATCTAATGAAGTTTGTTTTTTATCATTTAAACGACCACATATATAAAGTATATATTAGTGCTCTTCCTTGGATGAACGTTGTAGTTTATATAACGATATTATCTTTTAAATTCTTTATACACTAAAGTTTTTAAGATTTTCTTCAGTTATTATAATGAAAGAAAATCCTTTTTTGTTACACCAGTTTATCATAGTCTCCCATTTTTGTTTGTTCTTATAAGCCATCTTTAGATCATACTCAAAACTTTTAAGTTTCTTCATTCCTTTTTCAGGAACTGTAAGTTTACCTTCTGTTAAAGCGATTACCATTTTGTATTCTTTCATAGGCTTAACCTCAACCACTACTTCTTTTAAAACGCCGTCTGCACCTCTCATTCTATAAAAGAAGTCTGGATAGTATCTATGTGCTTTTATACGTGTATCTCCATTTTCAAAGTGTGTCATCTGATAAGGTATTTCTAAACATTCTGCACCCCATTGAAATATCTCTTCTTTTAAATCAAGCCATACCATTATCTTCTGTTCCCAAGAACTTCTATAATATACACCACCCTGTGTGTTTAACTTTAAAACCTTGTCTTTATTGGTTGGTATGAAGTTTCCACCGTGATATCTACTATTGTTAGGTTTAGAATTTATCATGTATTTGATTCTTTTTATTTATATATAAAAGAAAAAACTTTACATATGAGTCCATTAGAAGGAAGAGTTCGATTGAGTCTATTGGTTTATGGTAATAGTATAGAAGATAACTTTAAAAACAATTCTTTTTTCTTTGCCGAAAAATATTCCAAAAGTGATGAAATGGTCACTGCAAAACGTACAGAAGACATACAGATTGGTGGTTTTTACTTTCTACATTACCTTGATGACTCCAACTGGATGAAGTATTCTCCAGTATTTGTAGTGGAACAAAAGAATTTTGGAAATCAAATCATATTATTTGCAGTAAACTTAAACTTTATACCTCTTCAGATAAGAGCTCTTATATTCGACCAATATATAGCCGAAAATTATTTTGAAAATGATACTTTTTTGAAAGTAGACTATGTCGGTATGTATAAAGAGCTTGTCAAGTTTGGATTCGAATATGCTCTAATGGAGTATAATGTTATTCAGATAAAGAAAGTTCATAAGATTCACATGGAAATACTTCCGCGTTTCTTCTTTTCACAGCACCCTAAGGCAACGTATGATCCAAAGAAACTGATGGATATATGGCATAAAAAACTCGAAACAAAATCTGCCAGAAATCAAGAGATGATGAAGTCTATGGTAGATGAATTCTATGATATAAACAACGAAATATCAGAGAAGTATAAGGTTATGAAAGGTCATATAGAAAGAATTCAAAAAAGCTTAAAAAAATATGGTGGAAAGTAAAAAATGAGTATCTTTGTAGAGTAAATAAAAACAAAAAAAACTCTCTCTCTATGAATTACTCAACTTACATTTCTGCAGCAGAAAAGCTATCAACTTTTGGTCAAAAACAAAAAGCATTGGCTCTTATTAACCATGCCAACGATTTGGAAAGAAAAAAAATAAACGAACTAAAATTCAATATTTTAGTTGGTGAAGTAAGACCTTTTAAAGATGCAAAGTTTCACTCCGTACAGGTTATAAGAGAAAGAGAAGCAAACACAATCATGTGTATCTTCCAATCTGATATGGTTAATACTCACAGAATCAACGCAAAGATAAAACCGGGTGGTGAGGTTCAGTGGTCTGATGGTAATCTATTCATGGATAGACAATCTGTTAAGT